GACCCGGACTCAACCAGGGAGTGTCGGCATTGGTCTGCATAAAGAGACGTGCTGCTTCAGAGTTACTGTCATTGAAAAGCATTCTTGCCTGGAATCCGAGGTTGCCAGGTTGTTGAACTACACAGTATGCGGGTGCCAGATTGCGCGGCATGTGATTTCCTCCACTGAAATAGCGGCTTAGTTAAAAATTTAAGCCTATTTTTTCCATAGATACTTTAATCAATCATGCCGGATATTGTAAATACTTCTAATGACCTAGGCAAACTATTGGTTTACATGACAAATCTATATGACATTGAAAAGCGCTAACACTTCATTGTTAGCTATTTGGGGAGAGGGGGAGTAAAAGCATTAAAAGCCCGCAAGGCTTTCAACTTGCGGGCTCTCAGGACTTCGATGATGGTTCTGGCAACCATCAACCAAGAATTTGGTGGGCTGGCGGAGTCTGAATTTGTTTTTTATATTTTTGTTTTTAAAGGAAAATATTGAGTTCACTGCATGCTCATATACCAATACGTATACCAATTGATTTCGTTAAGACTCACTACAGATGAGGACATAAAATTGCATCAACCCATTTAACTTACCACTAGCAGCCTGCGCTATGCTAAAGGGAGTGAGTCAAAGATGTTTAGCCTTAGCTAAAGGACGTGTTTATTAGCACCGAAGGCGGCAGAGATAACACATAAAGACAGGAGTTGTGATCGCACTGGCTTCTACTTTAACCCATATGGCGGTAGTATCATGAAATACCATCCAAAACTGGAATATCTACAGGCTGAAACTTTTTTGAGTTTATCTACTCAATAATAGCCTCCCGAATTCTTTACAGTTAGCTAAGGGGAAGTACGTGGCAATTACCGTTTATTCAAAAATATTTAAAAGAGAACTGGATAAAGAGCAATTAGAAAGTTTATATCTAAAAAATGTATCAGACAGCTTTGATGGTTTTCGACGATTCGTGCATGAAGACGCAGAGTGCCCGATTTGCAATGTTACAGGCGCACATTATGTATCCGAAGGATATTCAAGAATAACCAATAAAAAAGTAAAGCAAGCGCATTTCGCATTTAGAAAGCCGGATGGTACGGATGCACACAAGGTTTTTTGTGACCATTATGCTGGCCCAGATAAAGTTAGAGATTCTGGCAGTGATGCCTTTATTAAGTTTGGGAAGGATGGTTCAGAGGTTACAATGTTAGTAAGGGAACTGGTTTGTCGAGGTGTCGAAAATAAGGTCTTCAACCAGACTGATATCAGAAACATGAGAAAATGGTTTACTGATCTGCGTGAGTCGGGAAGTATTGTTATAAGCTATAGTCCCCACGTTATTAATCTTCTTAGAGCATCATTTTATAATTATAGTGGTTCTGGTAAGTATGAAGTTGAGGAGGGTATGCAAAATGAGTTAGGGTTTAATATAAATGATGAAGTGTATAAATCACTAAAATATAAATACCCGCTACTCTCCAATATTAATTTGGATACTAAAGAAAATAACCCGCTCATGAGGTTATACAGTAATACCTTAGCACGTCAGGCACATCGTCTTGTTATGAAGGATAAAGGAGTAAGGATATTTGATAGGAGAGAGCTAAACGATAAGTATATGGCGGCAATGCACTTATCAACAACTATAACTAGACATTATGACTTTCTCAGGAGAAAGTTTACCACACCACTCTCAATAATGAAGAATAATCAATTGCTTGCTGTATCTGCGCTACTTCTATTTGTATCTGGTTGGGATAAGGAAATAGCTATGGGGAAATTTAATATACTCGCTAATGCAAGCGATTCAGTTATCCCCGATGCCGGAAATATTATAGGTATGAACCCTTTTATTCATTATGATGCATGGAAAGTAATTCATCGTGTTCAGGATTTGATTGATTCATTACCTGATTTCTCTAATCTTGATGAAGAATTCAAAGCAGAGAAGCAGCGACTGTCTGAACTTTACGAATTAAATAAGGATAAAATATAAAATGAGATTAAGGAAAGCAAAGCCGGATTATAGTATAAAGTCTGTAATGCATTTTGTTGAATACGTCAATGAATGGAAACTTAAAGGAAATTTTCCAACTGCATTTAGAGGTCAGGCATTTTATAGATGGATAAGTAAACCAAAATTATTCCGTGGGGAAGGCATGATTTATGAAAATGAGAATCGTGCCATCAGGGACATAGTTTCAATTCATCCGTCTGATTTTGAGTCTGATAAAACAATGTTTGATCGTCTTGTAAGGATGCAGCATTTTGGTCTGCCAACAAGGTTAATGGATGTTACACTGAATCCACTTGTGGCGCTATGGTTTGCAACCGAGGATTATATATTTACAGGAAATAGTAAAGATTTTACTGAGGGGCCGCAGGGTGGAACTGTTACCGCCTATTTTGTTCCGGATTCCAGACGACGATATTATGACAGCGATCGAGTAAGTTGCATGGCTAATGTGGCTAATTTGAGTGGCGAAAGCAAAGAGGTTCTTTTTGATTTGGCCCGAAAAAGCAGTGATCACCAAACTTTCATTAAAAACAGTAAGAATGCGAAAGAAAGCAATGAATTTGATAAGGATGTACTTGATGAGCTTTATTATCATATAGGAATGGAAAAGCCACATTTTCGGCAATTAATGAAACCCCAGGATTTATTAAGGCCAATTTACGTTAAGCCTAAGTTAAGTAATAAAAGGATAATTGCACAATCTGGTGCTTTTATGCTTTATGGTTCGAAAACCAATTCGTTAAAATCTACAGAAGAAGTGTTGCCTACAAGAAGTGTGTTTATAGCTGCTGAGCACAAAGAAGCAATACGGGGGCAGCTTGAGCGTTTAGGTATTTATGAAAGTATACTTTTCCCAGAGATTGAGAAGGCGGCGAAATTTATTTCGCATAATTATGCGAAAATGAAGCCTGTTGAAGATGAGATGCTTTAGTAGACGTTCTATCCAGACGGATGATAACTTTTTAAATATATATGGATACCTTCACTTTCGCAATTTCAGCTTCTGACACTTAGGGGACAATTACATTATGCGCTTTGTAGGAAGGGGAGAGAGACAAAAAAAAGATTTTGCAGAAAATCCTTCACACTGTTCACTCTCCATTTTTATCCATATATATCAGTAAATTACCTGATGAATGATAGATGTAGGGTGAAGGATATCATTCATCACCGGTGAAGTTCAGGCATAAAAAAACCGGCTTTCGCCGGTTCAGATAGTTATGCTGCTGGAGGGGCATCGCACTTCGGCAGCCAGTCGGTGCTGCTTTCTTCCGTCAGGTCAAGATTCGTCTGCATACCCAGCTTTGTACGCCGCTTCATGTAGTGCTGTCCGTACTCCCGCATGATGCTCTCCAGCGACAGGCCAAACATCTTCATGCTGAGCGGATTCCTGTAGCCGTTGGCCTCCATATAGGCCAGATAGGCGTGATAAAGGTAACGCCGGGGCTGAAGCGGCCTGATGCTGGCATTTCCCATATAGAGTGCGTTTGGCTCCGGCGTGGTGAACAGGTAGCCGCAGAAGTCCACCATCGGGTCCGCATCGCGCTTGATGCGCATGGCCTCGTCGGAGTTCTGCTGCGACTGAAGCAGCGACCTAGCCTGCTGTGGCTGACTGAACTGCTGCATCAGCTGGCGCACGATAACGGCCAGTTCGCCGCTGATTTTTTCCTTCAGCTGCGGGTCGCGCTCGTCTGCCGGGATGATTTCAGGGAAGTGGAGTATCACCCGGCGGCGCGACACGCCCCCGCTGCGGTCAGTGAAGCGCATCGGGTTGTTGTTCACCGCCAGAATCACCGCCGGAATGTGCGTTGAGTAGGCGTCGCGGTATTTCGGGTCCACGGATACCGCATCGCCGCCGGTAATTGCCTTGATGCCCGCGCCGTCGCCGCTCCACTTTTCCTGGTCGGGCAGGATAATCAGCGAGTAGCCAATCACCGCCGCACGTTCGCGCGACGACTCCAGCGTTTCGATGGTTGCTGAAGTGGTGTTGTCCGTTCCGGCCAGCATGGTGGCGATTTCCGCCATGATGCTTTTACCGCTGCCGCCGGGGCCGGTGACTTCCAGAAACAACTGCCAGTCATAGCGGTTCGCCAGCACCATAAACAGCGCGGCCAGAATGATGTCACGCTTTGCCGGGTCCCGTCCGGCGGCGCGGTCGAGCCACTGCCAGAAGTACGGCGCGTGGTCCGCCAGCGTTTCACCCTGAACGGGCTTCGTGTAGTCCACCTCGCTGACCGTGCGCAGCCAGAAGTCTTTACTGTGCGGGCTGAAACCACCGGTGCGGGTGTCCAGCACACCGTTACGAAAGCCAATCAGGCGGCGCGCCGGGTCGGACTGCTGCGGCAGCATCAGCTTCAGCGTGTCCACCACGCCCGAAATCTTGCCCGCCGAAAACGGCGCGCGCAGGCGCTGGAACAGCTTCGCCACGTCCCGCTCAAATTGCTTCCCGGAAATCACCTTCCACGCGCCGGAGCGGTAGCGGGACAGAATTTCTCCGCTGGCGTCCACGGCCAGCGCGCTGCGGTAGTGCTCCGCCACCCGCTCCGCCTTTTCACTGGCGCTCATGGCTGAAAACTCCGCCTCACTCATCACGTCGAACGGACTGGCGGCGGGCGGCGTGGCGGCTTCGGCCAGCGCCCGCCGGGTGCTTTCCTCACCGTGCTGCATGAAGGCGTCATTCCAGTCGCCGAACACCGGCGGCAGGGCGACGGCTGCGCGGCTGGCTTCGGCGGCCTGCTTTGCTTTAGCCTGGCCATCGCCGTTCAGGTCGCGGTCGGCGGCAATCAGCAGCGGCAGCGCGGCGTGCTTTTCACGGGCAAGGCCAGCCAGAGAAAGGAGGTTCACGGACGACAGGGCAATCCACACCTCATCCCCGGTCAGGTTGTGCACCGTCAGGCCGGTGGCGTAGCCCTCCGTCAGCCAGATGCGCGCTGCCGGTTTGCCGGTGCTGAGAATGTGGCATGCGCCTTTTACCTGGCCGCCCTTCAGCGTGCGCTTCTCGCCCGCAGCGTTAATCAGCTGCACGTTCACCAGCTGGCCGCCCGTATCGTGCAGGGGAACAAGCAAATCACCGGCACGATAGGCCGTGAGCGCGACTTTCTGCGGCTTCGCCAGCGTCAGGCAGGACTGCTGCGGCCAGCCCTTGCGGGACAGGTAGGCGTTGCCGGTTGCCTGCTGCGCGGTGCTTACCAGCTGCTGTGCATGCTTCATGGCGGCGGCACGGGCGGCTTCGTTATCTTCGCCCGCGCTGGCGGCAGGCGAGCTGTCCACCGGTGACAGGCTGCCGGTCAGGCCGTTTACCCGTGCGGCGGCTTCGGACAGGCTCAGCGAGAGTGCTTTTTTCACCAGGTCCATGCCGTCACCGGCACCGCACTGATTACAAATCCACGTGCCGCGTCCCTCCTGGTCGTCAAAGCGGAAGCGGTCGGTTCCGCCGCATACCGGGCAGGAGGTATGGCGGTTCTTCACCACCTTCACGCCCAGCGCGGGCAGGATGCGGGGCCACTGGCCCCGCGCGGCTTTTGCCGCATCTGATACGGTCATTTTCATTATTCTTTTCTCCCTCAGTGCAGCACCGGCGCGTCTTTGAGGCGCCCGCAGAGTTCATCCATCACCACCTGTCCCAGAAAGCTCAGGCACGGGGCCGACTTGAGCGGCCCGGCGGCCAGCAGGTCGTCGAGTAGCGCGCAGGCAATTTCCTGACCGCGCTGGCGTCCGTGCTGGCGCAGGTAGAAGCCCTCTAACTCGGTTTCAATGGCGTGCTCCAGACGCGCCAGCGTCAGGCTGGGATAGCGCTTCTGTTCGCGGCAGACGGTCAGCCAGGCGCAGGCCACCGCGCGGCGGGACAGCGCGGACCACAGTTCGGGGGAAAGGGTACGTGTGCTCATGGCTTAACCTCCCCGTTCATCCAGCCGTCCTGACAGCGGCTTACCACTCCGTCCAGCTGCTCGGTGATGAGGAAAATCAGCGAGTTCAGCTGCGCCTGCTGTGTGGCCGGTGGCTGCTCGTGGCACTCCTGAAGCAGGGTCATGTCACTGATAAAGCGCCCGGCGTTGCGAAGGTGCTCAAGGCGTAACAGGTCGGCATGGGAAATGGTGGCGTGAGTCATGCGCGCACCTCCCGGATCGGCAGGCGGGCAGCAAGGGACAGTACGTAATCGCGGGCCAGCGTCAGGCGGGCGGCGCGTTCGTCAGTGGCAACGGTGCGGAGCATGTGGATACGCTGCTGGCGCTCGGTACGGCGCACGGCGGCAAAGACGAAAACAAACTGAGGGTATGGGGAATTAAGGACCGTAGCCATAGGGGCAAACTCCTTTGTTAGCTTTTTACAGCTACCACCAGAGTTTCCACGCTCATGGGTGGCAGCCCGGACGGGGGTGGAAATACCGGCAACAAAGGAAACCGGCCAGCCCGAAGGCTGCCCCGCCCGGGCCACCATTACGCAGAAGGCACAGCGGAAACAGAACCGCCGCCCGAAAAATGGGTGCACATGGGCACAGACACAAAAAAAGACGCATGGCGCGTCTGGTGTCGCCTTTGTTTTGCTCGGGTTTCCACGCCCGGCTGCCGATTTTGCGACAGCAGAAAGACTGTACCAGGGAATGCCCCCGGCGCGCAAGCCGGGGAACACAGGAAAATGCAGCATGGCGGAAAATCTCAACAGTTGATGAAGATCATGCTGCGCGTGCGGCGATGCGTGCATTCATCCAGGCGCTGACCTCGCTGGCAAGCCACGCGACGTTCTTGCCGCCAAGCGATACCTGCGCCGGAAAAGCATTGCGACTGATGAGGTCATAGATGGTTGAGCGGGACAGGCCGCAGACGTGGATCACTTCCGGCAGGCGCATAAAGCGTTCCTGGACCGGGAATGATACCGGCATGGCAGGGGCCGCCGGGGCGGATGAATGAGCGTTTAAAGTCGTGTGCATGAGCTACCTCTTATGTATCCGTTAAGCGCCGCACAGGTGTGTACGGCATCGGGTAGCTCTTTATTTTGCGAATATTTTTGCCGGTGACAACAACAGAAATCTGTCTGACCGGTCGCACAAAAACCACATAAAGCATGGGTGTACGAGAACAGTACTAAATAGTACTAAAGAGGGATAGTAAGGTTTTATCCAATAACTTTAAGTTTGCTTCAGTCGAATTTTAAAAACTACTCATTCTAAAGGGCGAATAAGGCCGGAATCCCGGCGATGAACAATGATGAACAATGGTGAACAGAGGGTGAAGGATTACTTTTTCATTCTTCACCTCTTAATTTACTGTATTTACTATTTTTTTCTCTCTGGTGAAGAATAGTGAAGGATTTATATAAAACTGAAAGCTGATAACAGGCTTCAGTGAGACCTTTTCCTGGCTCGCCAGAAGTGATGCTTTTGTCTGGTCCGTCATACAACGCCCTCCGGTAGAAGCTGCTGTGCCAGACCTGGCACAATTGACTTACTGAAACCAGCCGACAGGAAACGAGATGGCTCTGAAATGTCCCGAATGTGGTCAGGTAGCCTACACCCGCACCAGCGCTTATGAAGCGCCCTCCGTAAAGCGTACCTGGTACCAGTGCCAGAACCTCGACTGCTCCTGCACCTTCACCGCGCTGGAAAGCGTCGAGAAAATTATCATGAAGCCGCACAGGCCCGCAGCGGCAGAGCCGGAACCGCAGAATGACGTACCGGTTCGCCAGCCGCAGACGCTGGGCCGCTATGGTTCAGCCAGCGCCCGCAAAGACCGCCACGCACAGCTCTGACAGAGAGGAAAAACAGCATGACACAGCATCAGATGACCGACGAACAGATTCAGGCCGCCGGTAACCGTATCGGTACGGCGCAGGCCAGAGCACAACGCCCACTTAAGGAAGCCGGATGGCTCCTGCGGTTACCCGAGGCCGACGTTATCAGCCACACCACCGAGCTAATAAAGGGGCTGTCCTCTGAATGGCGGCTGCGTATCGAAGACCTCAATACAAAGATGCTGGCCTGGCTGGAGGCAAGACAGACTGAAAAGGCCTCCACTGAAAATCTCAGCGAGCTGCGCCAGCGTAAGGCCGAAATGGAGCAGGCAAGCCGGGACAACCGGGTACGCTTCCGTGAACTGCTGGGACAGAATGGCGGCAACGTCACGCCGGAGATGAAGACGCTGCGCGCAGAGTATCTGGAGCAGCAGGAAACGGCATCTGACCTTGCCGGGCTGATTTCCGAAAAGGAAAAGCAGCTTCCGGTGCTGGCAGACGTGACCGGGCGCAAGGCTAACGCTTACGTGTTCTGTCATGAGGGCATCACGGATGAGCGTATTGATACGCTTATTGATGACTTCTTTATCATTCACGGCGCAGAGCTGAGCAGCCTGCTCAGGATGAAGTACAGCCAGTTTGAACGGAATGGCTCAACGCATGCACCGGGGGTTATCGAAGGCGCGAACGATGCCGACACGCTGTACCGCGTATATGTCCAGAACCTCATTAAGCGATGGACGAGCGTAAATCAGCCGCTGATGTTCCGTGATGACGTGCTGAGCGTGAGCGGTGCGCATCCTTTCCGGGGAGCCAGAACCGACCGTCGCAAGCGTAAACTTTTCTGAGCCACAGACACAGAAATTCACCGAAGCCCGGCCCGTGCCGGGCTTTTTTACGTCCGTTGCGTGAGTGCATGTCTATGCTGCATGAAAACGCATGAGTCTCCGGTACCCCGGAACGGCAGGAAAGGCCAGCTGCGGCGCGGCGCAAAGCTAATCATGCAGGTGCATGAAAACCGCTGCATAAAGCGGGCAGGCGTGGCGGGGCTACGATTGCGCGCAATAGTAAATAAAGCTAGATTGAATAAAGTTAACTCAACAAACACTGGAGATAAAAATGCAATGTAAAACTTTGATTTTGAGATTCCGGGATTTAGTAACTTCAATAGGAGATACTATACGTTTGCATCAAGAAATTATCGCTAAGCACCCAACTGAAGCTGTTTGGTGGGGGTGGTGGGCTAAGCCCGGCGAGCAATGCCCCAGAGATCTTTTACGGTTAAAAGACAACATATCAAAAGAAAATTTTTTAACTGTTTATCTTTTTGATAGCGGTCAATGCAAACTTTTTGAAGCTAAGATGACGGATATATCTGCAATGGCGGGAAAACACGCTTGTCCCTCCCCTCATAACACAAGAACTCCTAAATATTATGCTGGTCAAAAATATGATGTCTGGTTTGAGTTTTCTGAAATAGAAGAGGTTGGTGAGCAGGTCTTATCAAGGTTTTCTTACTCTGATAAAATTAAAGATTTCTTCGTTGAGGGCGCGCAATTCAAGATTTTTGAAAACAAGCAAATTTCCTCATTTAGAGAGTTACAGGCTCAGGATAGAACTATATGGTTTGTAGATGAATTTTCGAAAACAATGCATTCTACGCATGAGATAATATTAAGTAATGCCAACGTAAGTGTTCCATCTATATTCCCCAAGCGCCCTGTAGATATAAGTAATGGTAAAATAGTATGGTTTTCCGATTTGCACTTCGACGAAAACGAAAAATATCATCAATTCAATAAGCATAATTATACTAAGTTAGATAATTTAATAAACGAAAAAATAGTTTCGAATGATAAAGTGCTCGATATCGAAGCTCTAATTGTTTCTGGTGATTTAACATGGAAAGCCACGAAAAAAGAATTTGAATCTGCAGAGGTTTTTTTAGAAAACTTATGCTCCGTGAAAAAACTGAATATAGATGGGATAGGCATATGCCCGGGTAATCATGATGTCAGTTTTAGTGATAGTTATGATCCTGCGGTTAAGGATGCTCTAGAAAAATATCATGAAATGCAGCAAGGTAGCGGAAGTTTAACAAATGCAGAATGGGACTTATTAGTAGCGACTCCAGTGCATTCTAAAAGCAAAGCAAATTATGAGGAGTTTTTCAAAAAAATCACAGGCGTCAACCCAAATGAATATCTTTCGATGGGTAAAAGATATTTAATAAAAAACCAAAAGGTTGTAGATGTGTGTTTTCTTAATTCAAACTCACTACAGCAGCATAAACTTGCGTTTCAAGGACAGGGTTTTGTTGGTTCTGAACAGTTAGTCGATGCTGAAGATCAGATGGGCTGGAAAACAAATAGGAAAATTAAAGGGGGGTATCGCGTAGTTGTATTACATCATAATTTATTCCCTGTTAACTTTACAAACGTTCCCTACATAAGTGCCCCAAGTGGACTTGTTTACGATACGCAAAGTATTTTTAAATGGTGTTTCGATAATGGTGTGGATTTGATTTTACATGGGCATACGCATGAGCGGTTTGCGAGTAAAATAACAAGAAAATTCGATGATCAGCATAAAAGTCTTTGGGTTGTTGGCTTAGGAAGCACTGGTGTAATTCAAGAGCACTTGGTTGGTAAAAATGAGTTTGCAGAATTGGATTTCAACAACGATAGAATTGAAGTTGTCTTCTACAATATCACTGATAACGATATAATCGAAGATGAAAAATTGATACTGGATTGATTTTATGAAAAAGATGATTGTTACAGATTTGGATAATACTCTTTATGATTGGGTTTCATTTTATGCTCAATCGTTTGATGCTATGCTTACAGAATTAGAGGTGATTTTAAATGTTCCGCGAAAGGAATTGATTCAGGATTTTAAGAAAGTACATGTTAAACATGGGAATTCTGAATATCCGTTCGCGGCTTTAGAGTTAGATTGTGTGAAGAGGCGGTTTCCTAACTTAACTATCGACGAAATAAATGAAAAATTAGATCAAGCCTTTCATGCTTTCAATTCTACAAGGAAGAGAAGCCTTGTCTGCTATCCTGATGTTCATGATACCTTGTCGAAATTAAAAGCGATGGGGGTCGTTATCGTTGGGCATACTGAGGCCCCCATTCGAAATGCTATCTTTAGACTTGAAAAGCTGGACTTGATTAAATATATGAAACATCTATATTCTCCTCAAGATAGATATCATGAAGATTTGAATGAAAGTAGTAAGAGGTGGATAGAGTCTTATGGCGATTTTATATTCAAGCTTGATGAGAAAGAAAGGAAACCTAATCCTTCATTGCTTCTTGATATTTGTTTTAGAGAAGGTGTCGACCCAAAAGATGTCATATATGTTGGAGATTCTTTAGTGAAGGACATTGCAATGGCTAATAAAGCTGGGGTAGATTCAGTTTTTGCAAGCTATGGTAAGCAACACGAGAAAAAGTATTGGGATATACTGGTTTCAATTACTCACTGGAGTGAAAGCGATGTTGCTAGAGAAAGTAAATTGAAAGAAATTTACGCACATGAAAAGCCTGCCCATACAATTAATAAATTCTCAGACCTTCTTGGGGTTATTTAGTCTGTAAAAGCCATATTTATATGGCTTTTTTTACAAAATTTCCCCACCACATCATTAAGCTTTTTCTTTGGGTCAGATATAAAGAGCGATTATAAGCTCGTCTAACTTCATTCTTATCTGTATGCGCTAATGCTGATTCAATTACGTCAGCATTGAAGCCATGTTCATTTAAAGCTGTACTAGCAATAGAACGCAATCCATGTGCAACAAGTTTCCCGCTATAACCAATTCGCTTTAAAGCAGCATTTGCTGTTTGACTATTCATTGGTTTTTTTGGATCATTTCTACTCGGGAAAATATGTTCACGATGGGCGCTGATAGGCTTCATCACTTCAAGAATACTTAACGCTTGAGGAGACAAAGGAACAATGTGCTCACGCTTTGCCTTCATCCGTTCTGCTGGAATTGTCCAGAGCTTCGCATCGAGATCGATCTCTGCCCATCGAGAGCCAGAAGCTTCAGAGGGTCGTACAAGAGTTAAGAGCTGCCATTCAATCAGGCAGCGAGTCGGAACGGTCAAATTCGACATCACAAGGGAATGCATAAGTTTCGGCAACTCCTCTGGTCGGAGCGTTGGCATATTCTGTTTCTTAGGCTTTTCAAAAGCCATCCCAATCCCTGACGCAGGGTTAGCATCAACCAACCCGGTATTGACTGCATATATCATAATCTCGTTAATGCGCTGTACCAAGCGGCGTACTGTTTCAAGAGCACCACGGGCTTTGATCGGTTCCAATGCTTCAACAAGCTTTCGGGCTTTGATTTCCTGCACAGGGATCTCACCAATAGCAGGAAAAACATCTTTCTGCAGAGAACGCCAGATATCCTTAGCGTAATCCGGTGTAACGCTGGCCTTTTTCAAAGCAAACCAGTTAGCTGCCACAGTTGAGAAAATGCTGTCTAACGCGATCTGCTGCTGTTCTATGAGCTGTTCGGCTTGCGTCTGTGGGTCAATGCTTTTAGCGAGTAAGGAAAGGTAATCAGCACGCACTCGTCTGGCATCTGCCAACGACAGGGCAGGGAAGGCACCCAGGCTCATCATGGTGCGCTGCTTTGTCGCTGGCCTTTGATAGCGGAAGCGCCAAAGCTTCTTGCCGGTGGTTTTCACCACCATGAAAAGTCCGTCGCCATCATGCAGCGTCAAATCTTTATCTGTGGCTTTGGAACGAAGAACTTCTGTGTTGGTTAGAGGGCGCGTAGTCCTTGCCATGCGGGGCTTTCCTGCGTGAATTGGTATACGTTATTGGCATACATCTTACCGTATACCAATACGTATACCAATTATCACCGGATTTAGCTGGATCTCTAAGGACTACTACAGACGTAAAAAAGCCCGCGAGGCTGGTTCCAAGCGGGCTTTCAGGACTTTCCCGGACGTATCCGGTACATAATGTGGTGGAGCTGGCGGGAGTTGAACCCGCGTCCGAAATTACTACACCGTCGGCACTACATGCTTAGTCAGTTTTTACATTCGCCGGTTAGCTGCGAACAGACACGCCACTAACAGACTAGCCTGATTG